CAATATAGGATCGTCAGGAATAACAACGAAAAATTCGTAGAACCGTTCATATAAACCCCGATTTTGTTGGGAATAAAATCCATGATGATGTAATTAAGTGTCTCCACGATGACGATGGAATACTCAAAGAAAAACATGAGCACTTTGTTCCCGGCCGTATCGTTCGACTTAAAATCTGCTCGAGATATACTCATTATTTTAGTCGAGTTTTCCGGTGCATAATACATTAAATAATACCAATTATATACGATGTAGGTGCTGACCCATACAGACTCTAACAGGGAGATATAATTGCGTATTTCTTTCATGTCGTTCTCATTCGAATGCCCGCCTGATAATGCTTTTGATATCTTCGTCGCAATAATAGTATTGATCTTTGTTAAAAAATCATATACGAATTCAACCCATGTTCCCGGGTTAAAGCTGATTTTTTGCGTAGATTCTTTCACGGTATCCCACCCTTCATATTCGTCGTTCGTAAAACCTTCTTGCACTGGTTTGGGCGGATCGACGTAGTTCGATGAAAGGTCTGGTATCCCCATACTCGGCGAGGACGCGTCGTTGGTTATCGTTTCGAACGTCTCGATATTTTTATAATTATTCGACTTGGCTTTCTTTGCCCGTTTTATTTTATGTCGCATATTTGCAAGTTGAAAATTATCGATTTCAGTATCCTTATCATTCTGTCTAAATATAGATGAAATACGACTCTTTGATTTCGAATAATTTTTATCTATAGATTCCATTGTAAACGATAATATATAACGGTTATTATATATATTGTCCGATAATATTTTTACAGTTTGGCTGTATACATTGCAGGTTTATCTTGCATACATCATTCCGCAATTCCCACCGATAAACGACAATATATTATATCGTTCCTCGTATAACGTGAGATTGTAGTTATATTCGTATAACCGCCAATTTGATTTTCGAATGCCGATAATCTCACCGGTCTCAGAGCACGTTATTTCAAAATTAGATGCCACTGGATCAATCGTGGGTGTATAGGTGAGTATTTCCAGTTCGACCGTCTTAAACTTACTCAAGTTAATAGCACCAGACGGCTGATACTCGAAAGGGCTAGTATTCAAACAAAAATTATAACAGTATATACCTTCCTTCGCAAATCCAGGTGTCCGAGTATATTTTTCAATAAAATCGTATACCCCACGCATGAGTAGATTCTCGCGGTATTCTCCGTTTAATAACACTCCCATCGTCTCTAAAATTTCCTTTCGGTTCTCGCTACTGTAATCTCCGGTAATCGTTATGCCCGTGTTTTGTTGGTTTCCGTCGTTATGCACTCCCATTCCATAGGACAGAGACGAACCGGGTATGGGTGCAATGGGTGCCAATTTCACGTTTACGGGTAATTTATTATATGGCCAATTCGTATAATTGCTCCATTCGTTTCGCATATTCACGTCATTTCGCTGCAAAAACCACATCCAGTTTGCAATCATCCCGTTTGATTCTATTTTGACACGCTTCGACCCTGTTATATTCTGGAATTTGTATTCAAATACGTCTTTCACTAAATAGACCTGATCTTCTGCAGCAAACACCTGAGTTTCCTCTTTCGATAAAAAACAATAAGTGGATAATAAATGAATATCTGCATTCCATGTGGAAATTTTATTTGCATACGCGTCGGCCGTGATCACCGCTGAAGGAGGTGTTTGCAGAAAACGATACATCTGAAAACGAGATTCATTAAAATCCGGTTGTATATAGGGATATCCGTTCCCAAAATCAAATACGTCTCTCACTTGGAAGAGATCGCGAATCGGTCGCATCGTCACCTTGATGTGCAACTCATTGTATTGCAGACATACCAATGGAAAAGCACATCCCGCATTCAATGTAAACCATAAATTTAACGGAATATATAACTGTCTACTTCGAATAGATGGCTCGGCACCCACCGTAGAAGCCGTATAGGACGCCGACGGATATGCATTCGCTCTACCATGTGCATATGCCGGATCGTTCAGTTCTGCGGTATTTCCAGACATCTTATGGAACAAATCCTTTTTTTCTGCCGTAAAATCTCGCTCGACCATTGCTGCCAAATATTCACCTGTATATTTTTGCAAAGTGGCCGTGCCACACGTGATAACAACCTCCTGTATCATATGTGTTCCCAAATCACGAATCCATCGAAAATCATAGGGGACCCATCGGTTGCCCGTTTCAGTGGATGGATGGTATACGGGACTCCATATGTCGGGTATCGTTAATACAATATACGTGTCCATTAACAGATCCGCATAACGGGGGATTTTGAAGGAGAATGTAGAGGATTCTGTCAAACGCAAATCTCTTAAACCGTCGTAATCTATTCTAAATTTTTGCAAACCGAAATTACTATGTTTTGCATAAGTCACTTTAAAGAATGTCTTACTTGGATTCCCTGTTAAAAATACATTGTTGTTTCCGACTGATATTATATTTAGCAATCCACCTGCCATATTGTTATTAGTATATACTATATTTTTATTATATTTGTATCTATATACAATATATACGAATGATGGAATATAAACTTGCAATAAATATCATCCTATTTATATTAATTTGTTATGTGATCCTCCGTTTCATCGGTAAACGTATTCGGATGTCCTATATGACGCAATCGAATTCTAATCCTGCTCCGGTCGAACCGTTTACATTGTCTAACAGTGCCGATGCTGAACTTAAATACATACAGAATCGAACCACTACAGCGGGCATCACACAAATTCAGGGAGCTCGTAAAACAGAATCTGCTCTCCCATTGAAGGAATATTGCATTAAAGCTGCGTATGGTGCTGCAACCACCGGTAATTATGTGCATTTGGATATGATTAAACACGTTTTGTCTCGCGGATGCCGTTTTCTCGATTTCGACGTATTTTATGTCAAGGAAAACAACCTGTTTTTACCCAAAGTCGGGTTCTCGTCTGACGTGAACAATTATTTTATAGAGTCTAAGAACACCTTGTTATTGGACGACGTTTTTAATACCATTGCGACACATGCCTTCTCTCAAACCTCGCCGAACCGGTCTGACCCATTGTTTATTAATATGCGTATCAAATCCAATGATTCCGCCATATATTCTGCCGTCGCTAAATCGATCGACGCTAAACTTAAATCCGTGTCTTACCAAAATAAGATAACGAGCGATACGCCATTTGATGATCTTATGGGTAAGGTTATCGTTGCAGTCGATAAAACCATTCGTCGCGATTACAAACGGTCTGCTGCATGTGAAACCGATGATGTATCATGCTATGACTTATCCAATTATGTGAATATTGAAAGCGGTAGCGAAAACCTCAATTTGTTTCGTTATACGGATTTGCTCAGCCAAACCGCCAATCCGAGCTTAATTAAAGACGATAATCTTCGCACTACCGCAAAAACTATCACTATGGCTGTGCCGGACGTGGTTGCTACCGCTGCTAATCCAAAAATAGATGATTTCATTGTTAAATATGGGTGTCAGATTGTGGCTTGTCGTTTCCATATTCTCGATGACAATCTACAACGGTATGAAATGATGTTTGACAATTCTTCGGCGGGCTGCGTGCCATTATCTGTAGTTATACCCTACATGGTTCGTCTGAACGAAGCCTAATGTATTTAGTGGTTTGCCGAAAACTGTAAAAATAATATCCATCTATTATATATTATTTTCATGCATAACCGGACTCGTAAGAATTTTAGTAAACAAATGGAAACAAAACCAATCAGAAAGCACCGGAATAAATTTATGACAGATTTATGCAATGATTCCATGTCTTTTGCGGATTGCGAGTTAGCCATTGTTCATCATGCTGTGGAAGAATCCGAATCGATAAAAGGTGCCAAATTAGTCAATAGTGAGGAGGTGAAACGAATGTTGAAAATTGTGGAAGATTTCATTGCTCGAAAGAAACTGGTTTGTTATGGGGGCACTGCGATTAATAATATCCTTCCCAAATACGCCCAGTTTTATGCACGAGATCTTGAGATCCCCGATTATGATTTCTTCTCACCTGATGCTTTAAACGATGCCATAGAATTAGCGGATATCTATCACCACGCGGGATACACCGACGTAGAAGCCAAATCGGGGGTGCATTATGGCACATTTAAGGTCTTTGTAAACTTTATTCCGATCGCTGACATAACTATGCTAAATAAACAAATATTCCGAGCTATCTCTAAGGAGTCTATACGTGTTGCGGGTATACAATACGCTCCGCCCAACTATCTTAGAATGGGCATTTATCTCGAATTATCGCGCCCGGCTGGAGACGTGTCTCGTTGGGAAAAAATATATAAGCGTCTACTCTTGCTGAATAAATTTTATCCGCTGACTGCTACACAGAAATGCGATTCCATCGATTTTAGCAAAAAAATCGACATTGAGTCTCCGGAATTTGAACGACAGCATCATGTTGTTCGCGATGCGTTGATTGATAATGGAGTGATCTTTTTCGGCGGATATTCCACTTACCTATATTCAACCTATATGAATAAGAACAAGGAACAGTTGGTTAAAAATATTCCGGATTTCGATGTTATTGTAGATGACCCCGACAAATGCGCAGTTATTGTGAAGGAACGTCTCGATGATGCGAACATCAAACACGTTAAGATCGTTTCGCATGATGCCATTGGCGAGATTATCCCCAGACATGTTGAAATTATCGTTGGCAAACATAGTATGGCGTTTCTATACGAACCGATTGCTTGCCATAGTTATAACCAAATAACCATTGGTGATAAAGTCGTCAATGTTGCCACGATCGAAACCATTTTAGCCTTTTATTTGAGCTTCATTTATGCCGATATGCCCTATTATGACAAGGACCGTCTGTTATGCGTTGCTGCCTTCATATTCGATATTCAACAAAAGAACCGATTGGCCCAAACGGGTATCCTAAAACGTTTTAACATTAATTGCTACGGAAAACAAAAAACCCTGGAAGATATACGATCCGAAAAAACCACTAAGTTTAAAGAACTCCAAAATAAAAAGGATTCGAATGAATATAAAATGTGGTTCTTGCGCTATAACCCCGGACAAATAACAGATGCGGCTTTGCCTCTGAAACAGGCCGTTATTAAAAATAAAACAAGAAAGACTTCTGGTTTGTTCGCCAAAATATTCGGCGTATAATCACGAAAATGTTTGTTATGCATCACTAGATGGCTGCATAACAATCTGGAGATGGCGAATGGCATACTAGAATTCGCTTAAGTAATTCATTGTCGTGCGCAAACTGTAATAGGTCCCACCAAACAATAGGCTCTTAATAATGAGTCCGAATAGGTTGAAATTACCATCCACATCATATAACGACAAAAAGGAGAACCGCTTGAATATCATCGTATTAATGGCGGGTAATTGGAATAAAAAGAATAATATGGCTACCAAGAGCGGAGTCTGGACCTCTGTTAGCAAATTGTCGAGCTTACTTTCTTTTCGCTTATTTTCTTCGTATTCCTGCAATCGTTTCTCGGTTAGTTCATAATGTTCTCGAACAAAGTCATTCTTTTGCGGAGGCGGCGGAATATAGTTGGGCTGAACCTCTTCGTCATGCGAATATTGTCCGGTATGTTGAACGATATCGCGCGAAGGTAAACGTTGGTGTCCCATTTCGTTCAATTGTTGCATCTGTTCGGTAGAGAGATAAACTGGCTGGGCGGATGGGTTATATTGTTCAGTTCGAGGATAGTTTGACGACTGCCCCGCTTCCATGATCGGATTCTGTGCAGAAACACCATAGGGGTTTGGATGTATGTTGATCGGTATATAATTGGTCTGGACATCATTATCAATCTTGTTTTGCTTTTGCTTTGACATACTCATCGTGTTCGGCGGCAATTCATTCGAGAACAGTTTGTTGGATGGCAAAGAATTATTATCTAATGGTAAATCTGCAATCCGAGTTACTGAAGATTCCATGGTGAACTATACAATACTGCACATAACAAAGATTGTATAGTTTAACGCGTTGTTCTAAAGTTCTGTCTACTGCTCTGTTTTTTCTAAAGAAAGGTTTACGGTCCGTTTTGCGGGATCACATTGATCGGCATTCGTTGTATACGTATAACATTTCTCTCCATGCTGATATATTTTTCCCTCTATTTCGCTTATAACAGGTCCGTTAAAGCGAATACAGTTTTTTTCGGTGCAGACTCTTCGAAATAAAGTGGCTATACCCAAGCCCAACAATACGGAGATAAACAGACGACCGGTCTCAGTGTATAATAAACGTTTAAATTCCATCTTATATTATGTGGATATTTTTGTATCGCCAAAATTTTCAACCTCTTTCGCCTTACGCCTGAACCGGTATTTTGGCTATATCATTTTTATTCGCAGGACAACTCACTTCCGATTGTTTCACAGAGAAACAGGTATCGGTTTTGTCCTTGTATTGAATAAGCGCAGCACTTTCAGGCGTAGGATATACATATATCATCCTACGATCGGGCATGGTTATATAAACCGCGAATAAACCGATCACTAAACTAATTAACATGATTTTCATATTGACATATTTTGAAAGATCCATTGTTCTATACCCTATCATGATAATTTTTTTGGTGCCGATTTTACTTCTTTTTACCCTTTCCTGCCTTCTTCGTCTTCTTTTGACTCGCAGCCTGTTCGTCCTTTTCGATTTCTTTCAATAAATCAGGATGAATAAAGGACTTCTCTTGTGTTTCTTCA